CGCATGGCAACAGGAAAAAGACTGACAGAATTATCTGGAGTCTCCAAGGAAGGTTTGAGCATGGGCGTATTGTGCTGAACTCTGAGGAAGATTGGGATGAATTCAAAGATCAACTCTTGATGTTCCCCGCCAATGGAGTTCACGATGACTTACCTGATGCCCTATCCTATATTGACCAACTGGCAGTCACATCTTACTTTGAAGATGCAGATGAAGATGAGTGGCAACCACTAGACATAATTTCGGGGATATAAATGGCAACAGACAAAGAAGTCAAGTTAGAACAAAACGAGTTTTATCAGCCTACCGAGGCTGACAAAGAACTTACAGCATTTGTTACTGACCACTGCACCAAGTGGCGGGACTACCGAGATACCAACTTTCTTCCTGATTGGCTGGAATACGAGCGCATCTTCCGTGGTCAATGGGCGGCTGAAGACAAGACCCGTGAGTCTGAGCGTAGCCGTATTGTTACTCCTGCTACCCAACAAGCAGTCGAGACTCGCCATGCTGAGATCATGGAAGCTATCTTTGGGCAAGGGGATTTCTTTGATATTGAAGACAACATCCAAGATATAGGTGGAAACCCTATAGATGTTGAGATGATTAAAGCGCAGTTGATGGAAGATTTCAAGAAAGACAAAATCAGAAAATCTATCGACCAGATCGAATTGATGGCTGAAATCTATGGTACTGGCATTGGCGAGATCATTGTCAAGACCGAAAAAGAATACATCCCATCGACTCAGCCTATCCCTAATCAGATGGGTCAAGCGGCTATTGGTGTGATGGAAAGAGACAGGATTTCTGTCAAGATCATGCCTATCAATCCTAAGAACTTCTTGTTTGACCCTAATGGGACAAGCATTGATGACTGCATGGGCGTGGCTATTGAGAAATACGTATCAATCCACAAGGTTGTAGCTGGTATTGAAAAAGGCATTTACCGCAAGGTAGACATCACGCCCACCTATGAAGATACTGACCTAGAGCCTACCCAAGAGGTTAGCCAGTACCAAGATGAGAAGGTACTGTTGCTTACATACTACGGATTAGTACCCCGTGAGTATTTGAACAATCTTGAAGAAAACAAAGAGATTGTTGAGTTGTTCCCTGAGAATTCAGCGGCAGAAGACTACACCGATATGGTTGAAGCTATTGTTGTGATTGCCAACGATGGTATGTTGCTCAAAGCTGAAGAAAACCCCTACATGATGAAAGACAGACCTGTAATGTCTTACCAAGACGATACAGTTCCTAATCGCTTGTTGGGACGAGGTACAGTGGAAAAAGCCTTCAATATGCAGAAAGCTATTGATGCTCAGACTCGGGCTCACTTGGATTCACTCGCTTTGACCACTGCCCCGATGATTGCTATGGATGCCACACGCTTACCCCGTGGTATGAAGTTTGAAGTCAAGGCTGGTAAGGCGATTCTTACCAATGGCAACCCAAATGAGATCCTGTATCCATTCAAATTTGGCTCAAATGACCCCAACAACCTAGCAACTTCCAAAGAGTTTGAGCGTATGTTGCTTCAGGCTACTGGTACGCTGGACTCTAACGGCATGGTTTCCCAATCTAGTCGTGATGGTGGTGGTATGTCGATGGCTGTAGCCTCCATCATCAAGAAATACAAGCGTACATTGGTGAATTTCCAAGAAGATTTCCTTGTTCCATTCATCAAAAAGGCGGCTTTTAGGTTCATGCAGTTTGATCCAGAGCGTTATCCCTCTGTTGATATGAACTTTATCCCAACTGCAACCCTTGGCATCATTGCTAGAGAGTACGAACAGCAACAATTCATTGGTTTGTTGCAGACTTTGGGCGCAAATACCCCTGTTTTGCCTATTTTGCTCAAAGGAATTGTAGGAAACAGCAGTTTGTCTAACAGAATGGAGTTAATTGCTAAGTTGGACGAGATGATGCAACCTAATCCTGAGAAACAACAGATGGAGCAGATGCAACAGCAGTTGGCGATGCAAGCGGCACAGGCTCAGATTGCTGTTAACACCACTCAAGCAGAGCAAAATCGTGCAGAAGCTACTAAATTGTCTGTTGAGGCTCAGTTAATGCCACAAGAAATGCAAGCCAAGAACATGGCGGCAATGACCAAGAATCTTCCCAATCAGGATGACCAAGCGTCTAGGGAATTTGACAAGCGAGTCAAGATTGCTGAGTTGATGCTGAAGGAAGCTGACATTAAGAACAAGTCTAAGATTGTTGAATTACAGATGGCTGAGAAAAACAACAAGATTTCAGGCATGGAAGAAGACTTCTTGAACCAACTTAGCCAACAGTTAAGTTCAGCCCAAACTGGTACTGAATAATGGATGTAGAAAACCTAGCCAAAGAGTTAATTCTCAAGAATATGACTCCTGAGCAGCAGATGGCTGTTTTGGATTCTGTGCGTCAATCAGTTCTTCAAGCCAAAGAAGTGCAAAAGAAGAAGATTGGTGAGAATGTTGACTTGGTTGTCCAAGCACTCAAGAAGATTGAGTCTGACATTCGCAGTCGCTTTGAGTCAGTTGGTAACTCTATTGAAAAACGAGTTTTATCTATCAAAGATGGTCGAGATGGTGCTGATGGCAAGGATGGTCGAGATGGCAAGGATGGCAAGTCAGGTAAAGATGGTCTAAAGGGCGAAAGAGGTGTTGATGGTCAAGCTGGTCGTGATGGAGTTGACGGAGTTGATGGAATATCAGTAGTCAACGCAAACATTGACTTTGATGGTTCTTTGGTTATTAGCCTGTCTGATGGTCGAGAGATCAATGTTGGTGAGGTTGTATCTGCTGATGTTGCTGAAAAGATCAAAGTCATTAGCACAATGTCTACCAATGCGGCTATTGCTGTAAAGGAAGAAGGAACAACTCTTACCAGTGGTGTAAAGAGTTTAAATTTCGTTGGAACAGGAATTACAGCAACAACATCAGGGGATGATGTAACAGTTACTGTAGCAAGCGGCTCTGGAACAGTCACAAGCGTTGCGGCGACTGCTGGCACAGGCATCAGCGTAAGTGGTAGTCCGATTACAACTTCTGGCACTTTGACCATTACTAACACTGCGCCAGATCAAACAGTAGTTTTGACTGCTGGCACAGGCATAAACACAAGCGGAACATATCCTAGCTTTACGATTACCAATTCATCCCCTGACCAAACTGTTGCCTTGACCCAAGGCGGTACAACAACCATTACTGGTACTTACCCTAATTTCACTATCTCCTCTGCTGACCAGTTCCAAGGAACAGTGACTTCTGTATCGGGTACTTCTCCAGTTGCGTCTAGTGGCGGTGCTACTCCTGCTATATCTTTGTCTGCTGGCTATGGCGACACTCAGAATCCTTATGCTTCTAAGACTGCAAACTTTGTTTTAGCCGCACCTAATGGGTCTGCTGGCGCACCAACATTTAGGGCAGTTGTTGCCGCTGACATTCCTACACTGAATCAGAATACCACTGGGACTGCAAGCAATGTTACTGGTACTGTTGCTATTGCAAATGGTGGTACAGGTCAGACTACTGCAACAGCGGCATTTGATGCTCTTGCACCTAGCCAAACAAGCAATTCTGGTAAATACCTAACTACCAATGGGACTACAACCAGTTGGGCTACAGTTTCTGCAACAGGAACAGTTACAAGCGTTGCCGCTACAGTTCCTGCATTTTTGTCTGTAACTGGCTCTCCTATTACGACAAGTGGAACATTGGCAATTAGTTTATCAGGTACAGCATTGCCTATTGCTAATGGTGGAACAGCGGCTACATCAGCATCTGCGGCAAGAACATCATTAGGTTTAGTTATTGGTACAGATGTACTTGCACCTAATGGTTCAGCCGCATCTTTAACTTCTTTTCCTACTTTAAATCAAAATACAACTGGTTCAGCCGCTACTGTTACAGGTAATGCAACAGGAAGCACATTTGGTTTTAATTCAGGATACGGCTCTGTTGCTACTGTTTATGGTTGTCGTGCTTGGGTAAACTTCAACGGAACAGGTACTGTGGCTATTCGTGGTTCAGCAAATGTGTCTAGTATTACTGATAATGGTACAGGGGCATACACAGTTAACTTTTCAACTGCAATGGTGGACGCAAATTACTGCACAAATGTAACTGGAACACATGATGGCGGGGCTTATGTAGCGTGGGGTACAGTAGCTAATGACACGCCACCAACAACATCGGCAGTAAGAACTGATTTTTTAAATAATGCTGGTTCGCCTACAGATGTGTCTTTTGCTCAAGTTTCAATAATCCGCTAATTAAGCAACAATCATGACAAAACGAATCATTTATCCAACAGACGATGGCGTAGCCATCATTGTTCCAGCCGCTGAATGCGGTTTAACCATTGAGGAAATTGCCGCCAAGGATGTTCCTGCTGGCAAACCCTACAAGATTGTGGATGTAGCCGACATTCCAACAGATCGCACATTCCGCAACGCATGGGAGTATTCAGAATGATTACCATTAACATTGCCAAAGCCAAGACCATTGCTCACGACAAGCGCAGAGAAGCACGATCTGCCGAGTTTGCCCCACTGGACATTAAGGCAACCATTCCCTCAGAGGCAACAGCGGCAGAGGCGGCAAGGCAAGTTATTCGTGATAAGTATGCCACTATGCAAACAGCCATTAATTCAGCCACTACACCTGACGAAATTAAAGCGGCTATGCCATGACTCCAGAACTACAAAAGTATTACGAATCCCGTTTTGAAATGATGGGCATGGAAGGTTGGAAAGATTTAACTATAGATATTGACAATATGATAGAGTCGCTCAATAATCTTAGCGTTATTCCTGATGAAAAGACCTTGATGTTCAAAAAAGGGGAACTTTCCATCTTGACTTGGCTGAAAACCTTGAAAGAGGTCAGTGAACGAGCCTACGAGGAATTGAATGAAAAGAATGTATGAATTTGTCTGCGAAAGTGGACACAGATTTGAGAGGTACTGCGATTATGAGGCGCAGGAAAATCAGTGTGAGTGCGGTGGTTCAGCCAATCGCACAATCTCTGCTCCAAGCATTAACTTGGAAGGTTGGTCGGGTCATTTTCCATCTTCATGGATGAAATTTGACAAGAAACATCGTGATAAGTTAGTGCAAGAGCAAAAAACCACAACATAAGCATTTATGCCGTTGTGTATCCTAGAACCCAAAAGTGGCAGGAAAAAGGACAAATATGTTGATAGATAACCCAGACGAGATGCAAAGTGAGTTAGATGTTGTTGAGAAGCAAAAACTTGAAACAACTGTTGAGTCGATAAGTAATGACATTCCTGATAAATATCGGGGCAAAGAACTGTCAGACATTATCAAAATGCACCAAGAAGCTGAAAAGCTGATTGGCAAGCAAGCCCAAGAAGTTGGTGAAGTACGCAAATTAGCAGACGAACTCATTAAGCAAAACCTTGCTGGAAAACCTCAACCTATTCAAGAGGAAGAACCTGAAGTAGATTTTTTTGAGAATCCACAGGCGGCGGTTCGTAAGACTGTAGATAACCATCCTGATGTACTTGCAGCTAGACAAGCTGGTCAAGAGTTCAAAAAGATGCAAATTCAGCAAAAGTTAGCGGCAGAACATCCTGATTTCGGTCAGATTGTTCAAGATGCAGACTTTGCAAATTGGGTGAAATCTTCACCTATTCGCATTGGTTTGTACGCTAAAGCTGATGGTGAGTTTGACTATGACAGTGCTAATGAATTGTTGTCTACCTATAAACAGTTGAAAGGCGTTAAGGCTAAACAGACTACAGATGCAGGGGAAACTCAGCGCAAGTCAAACCTTAAAGCGGCGACAGTTGATGTAGGTGGTACTGGTGAATCTGGAAAGAGAGTCTATCGCAGGGCAGACCTTATTCGGCTGAAGATGACTGACCCAAACCGCTACGATGCCTTGAGTGACGAGATCATGCAAGCGTATCAAGAGGGTAGGGTTAAATAACTTAACTTTTGATTTTATTGGAGTACACAAATGGCAACATCATTTTCCCCCACAAACTCAGTCACAGTAACAACTGCTGACAAATTCATTCCTGACATTTGGTCAGATGAAATCGTAGCGTCTTACAAGAAAAACTTGGTTCTTGCTAACCTCGTTATGAAGATGAACTTCAAGGGCAAGAAAGGTGACACTGTTCACATTCCTGCACCTACCCGTGGTTCTGCTTCTGCTAAAGCCGCTGAGTCAGCAGTCACTTTGATTGCCGCTACTGAGTCTGAAGTCACTGTATCTATCAACAAGCACTATGAATATAGCCGCTTGATTGAGGATATTGTTGAAGCACAGGCTTTGAACTCTATGCGTCAGTTCTATACCTCTGATGCTGGTTATGCCTTGTCTCGCCAAGTTGACACCGACTTGATTCAGTTGGGTCGTACAGCTAATGGCGGTTCTACTGGCGCTCAGTACGGCTCTGCCTTCATCGGTGGTGATGGTACAACTACCTTTGACTACACCGCAAACACCAACACTGGTAATGCGTCTGCATTGACTGATTCGGCTATTCGCCGCACCATTCAGCGTTTGGATGACAACGATACTCCTATGGACAATCGTTTCTTCTTGATTCCTCCCTCAAGCCGCAACACTTTGATGGGTCTGGCTCGTTACACCGAACAAGCATTTGTCGGTAATGGCGATGCTATCCGCAATGGTGAAATCGGTAACCTCTATGGTATCCCTGTGTTCACTTCCAGCAACGCTGACTCAGCATCTGCTACAGCCGCTTTCCCAACTAGCGGTTCGGCTATTGCTCGTGTTTGCTTGATGGGTCACAAAGACTCTATGGTCTTGGTTGAGCAAGTTGGTGTTCGTTCACAAGTGCAATACAAGCAAGAATACCTTGCCACACTGTTCACAAGTGACACTTTGTATGGCGTAGCCGCTTTGCGTAGTGCCGCTTCAACTGGTTTGGCTAAGTCGTCTTCTATGTTCGCTTTGGTTGTTCCTAGCTAATAGCAATTTCCCCCTGCCTTAGTGGTGGGGGGGCTTTTTAACCTAATTAGGAGAAATCAAAATGGCAGCAGCAACAGCAGTCGTTTCCCGCCGTGGTAACGATCAATTTCGTGGTTTGTTTACAGATACTTGGGATGTTTCATGTACTTTAGATAGCGCATCAGTCGCTACTACAGCCACAGCTACAGACACAGTAACTGTTGCAGGAGTGGCTTTGGGTGACATGGTTCTTGGTATGTCAGTTGGTGTAAGTGAAGCTGGATTGGTTCGTAGAGCCTATGTTTCAGCCGCCAATACAGTAACTATCGTGACCTATAACCCAACAGGTAGTTCTGTTGATTTAGCTTCAACTACATTGCAACTTATGATTGGTCGCCCTGTTCAATAAGGGCAAAAGATGGGGGGGGCTAGTCTCCCCCTATCTCTTTTAAAGGGTTTTATGGCTACTTTTCGTTGTCTACAATCGGGTAATTGTGTGACTTTTACCCTCCAGCATGACATTGACTCTATGGAAGGTCATCAGGGTTATGTGTTAGTAGATGAGCCAGAAGTAACCATAGAATCTGTAGAATCAGAGACTAGAACAGATACCGCATTTGCGCCTGTTATCCCAACAATTAAACGCATGGGAAGACCCCGAAAGGTTGCAAATGTCTGAAATTGACGCAAGAGATTTTGGTAGGTTAGAGGCTCAAGTAGAGACTCTAAATGGTCAAGTAACTCAATTGAGTAACGATGTAAAAGCCTTACTTGAACTTGCTAACAAAGGTAAGGGTGGATTTTGGATGGGCATGACGATAGCTTCATTCATGGGCGGTGTCATTACTTTTATTGCTGATAAGCTGTGGAAATGAAAGAAGGACTTTTATCAGGTAAGGTTTGCCCACTTCCTACTCAGGATATAGCGTTAAACCTCAAGAATCGCAACAATGCTTTCAAGAACTTTGGGTATGGTGCGCCTAACCCAAATGAACCTAATGAGGCATTTTGGCTGAAGAAAGCCAAGATGTATAACGCACCTACCGATGTGGTTAAAACCATGCTTTGCGGTAACTGTGCGGCATTTATTCAGACTCCCAAGATGATGGAGTGCATCAAAGGCGGCTTGGAAAAAGGCAAGGATTCAGATAATGAACTTGACTATGACCAGCAATTTATTGATGCCGCTGATCTAGGTTTCTGTGAGTTGTTCCACTTCACTTGTGCGGCGGCTCGCACTTGTGATGCTTGGAAATCTGGTGGTTCAATTAAAAAGGATTGATATGAAAGCTAAACCCAAAACTCCAGCTAATGCCCCTAAAAAGGGTGTTCCAGTATCTATCATGGTAGCTATTGGCAAACCAAAAATGCCATTGCCTATGAAGGGTGGTAGAACTGCTACCAACATGATGAAGAAATCTTCAAGGGGTAAATAATGGCATCTTTAACTACTCCTGTCACAGTTCTTAGTGCTGTTGGTGCAACTGGTGCATCTATAGCAGTTCAGGCTGACGCTGGTCAACCAGCTTTCTTGCAAGTTTCAGGAATCACTACTGCAACTGTGGCATTTCAAGGCAGTCTTGATGGTACTAACTGGTCAACTATTGGTACTGCCTTAACAGCCAATGGTATTGTGACTATCCAAAATGCACCAAAATATTTGCGAGCCAATGTTACTGCTTGGACTACAGGGTCAATCACTGCCAAGATAATGTACTAAGGAGAAACCCTATGAAAATGACTAAATCACAAAAGAAGGTCAAAAAGGTCATGGGGGAGTACAAGGAAGGTACTTTGCATTCAGGCAAGGGCGGCAAGGTTGTGACTAATCCCAAACAGGCGGTTGCCATTGCTTTATCTGAAGCTGGTAAAACCAAAAGGAAGATGAAATGAAAACTGGACTTTACTCAAACATTAACGCAAAAAAGGCTCGTATAGCCGCAGGGTCTGGCGAGAAGATGCGTAAGGTAGGTAGCAAGGGTGCGCCTACTGCTGATGCGTTTAAACAGGCGGCAAAGACTGCAAAGAAGCCTAAAAAGGTGAAGTAGATGAAAACACCCACTTGGCAAACAAAAGCTGGTCAAAATCCAAAAGGCGGCTTGAATGCCAAGGGTAGATCATCTTATAATGCGGAAACTGGTGGTAATCTGAAGCCTCCAGTAAAGTCGGGGGATAACCCTCGCAGAGCAAGTTTCTTGGCTCGCATGGGCAACAATGCTGGTGCAGAGTACAAGGATGGTGAACCAACAAGACTGCTTCTTTCGCTCAAGGCATGGGGTGCAACCTCAAAGGCTGACGCAAAGGCAAAAGCTAAAGCTATATCCGCAAGGAATAAGGCAAAAGCG